GTCAGAACTTAATAATGCGGCTATTAAAGCGGATAAAGTTAAAAACTTTAGACCAAGTACTTTACAAGCAGAGCAAAATGAGGTACAAATACCACAACAGGCTCAGCAACAAGAGCAAAAAATGGACCCGTTAACTTCTAAGTGGCTCGATAAGAACACTTGGTATGGTCCAGATGAAGAAATGACAGCTTTAGCTCTTGCATCACACGCTAAGCTGGAAAGACAATTTGGAAAACAATTTGTTGGTTCGGAAGATTACTTTAAACACATTGATGAAACAATGCGCAAAAGGTTTCCAGAGAATTTCTCTGAAGAAGTACAAACGCAGACCGGGGGCGACAAGCCTAGTCAGCGCGCAGATGCAAAACCAGCACCAGTGGTTGCACCAGCAACGCGAAGCACGGCGTCTAAAAGAATTGTGCTAAAAGCAAGTCAAGTGGCATTAGCCAAAAAACTTGGTTTGACCCCTGAGCAATATGCTCGTGAAATGCAAAAACTGGAGGCTTAAAATGGTTGCACCTAATAAACTTGTTCGCGAACTAGAGACCCGTGAAAAGGCAGAACGTCCTAAACAGTGGCGTCCAGCTTCACTATTACCAGAGCCTAATAAAGAAGAAGGCTATAACTATAGATGGGTACGCGCTTCTATAAACGGTCAACCTGACGACCGCAATGTCCTACGGGCCATGAGCGAAGGATGGGAAGCAGTTTTAATGGAAGAACAAACAGAATTACAGCTGTTAGCCACTAGAGAAGGTCGATATAAAGACAAAATCGAAGTTGGCGGATTGTTATTAATGAAGACTCCAAAAGAGTTTGTGGAACAGCGCAATGCGCACGTTCAAAGAACCACAGACGCTCAAATGAGTGCAGTTGATAATACTCTTATGCGCCAGAGTGACGCTCGTATGCCTATCTTTAACGAGAGAAAGTCTACGACTACCTTTGGTAAAGGTGAATAATTTTATTAATTTTATTAGGAGTTTCAAATGGCTTATCCAACAGTAAGCGCTCCATACGGCTTTGAGCCTATTAATCGTGTAGACGGCATGCCTTACGCCGGTGCTATTCGTCAGATTCCAATTACGGCGTCTTACGGTACAGCAATCTACAACGGTGACGTAGTTAAACTAGTCGTTGGCGGCACAGTAGAAAAATCAGCAATCGGCGCAAACATTACAGCACAACCAACTTTGGGCGTGTTTGTAGGTTGCCAATATGTAAACAGCTCAAGTCAAGTTGTGCAGGCTCAATACTACCCAACTGGCGTTAATAGCGCTATTGCGTTTATCGTATTAGACCCACAAGCTGCTTATAAAGTAGCAGTTACTACATCTGGCAATACAAGCGTTGTTACTTCTGTAACACGTGCGGTTGTTGGCACAAACATGGAAATTGCTACTGGCACAGGTACTAACGCCTCTGGTAATTCAGGTTTGTCAGTAGTATCAGGTTCCGCTGCTAACACAGCACTTCTTCCAGTCCGTGTAATCGACGTTGTTCCTGAGACAGCTATTAACGCTACTAACTTCTCTGAAGTTATCGTTAAGTTCAATCAGCCTCAACTTGAAATTACAACCGGCAATAACGCCTCTTAAGGAGATATATAAATGGCTATTTCACGCGCCCAACTCTTAAAAGAGTTATTACCAGGACTTAACGCCCTATTTGGATTAGAGTATGCCAAGTACGGTGAAGAGCATAAAGAGATTTTTGAAACAGAAACTTCAGAGCGTTCTTTTGAAGAAGAAGTTAAATTGTCAGGCTTTACAGCTGCCCCAGTTAAAAACGAAGGCGCTTCACTTGCTTATGACAATGCTCAAGAAGCTTTCACAGCTCGCTATACACACGAGACTATTGCTCAAGGTTTTAGTTTGACCGAAGAAGCAATCGAAGATAACTTGTACGACAGCCTATCAGGCCGTTATACAAAGGCTCTAGCTCGTTCAATGGCTTATACCAAACAGGTTAAAGCTGCAAACATTCTAAACAACGGTTTTAACGCTGCTTTCGCTGGTGGTGATGGTGTAGCTTTGTTCTCAACAGCTCATCCATTAGTATCTGGTGGTACAAACAGCAATCGTCCTGCAACAAATGCTGACTTGAATGAAACTTCATTGGAAAATGCAGTTATTCAAATCGCAGCGTTTACAGACGAGCGTGGTTTATTGATTGCTGCTAGACCTCTTAAATTGGTTGTTCCACCTGCATTAATGTTTGTTGCAACTCGTTTGCTTGAGACAGAATTGCGTGTTGGTACTGCTGATAACGACATCAACGCAATTAAGAACAACGGTTCTATTCCTGGTGGATACACAGTAAACCACTATTTAACGGATAACAACGCGTTCTTCTTGTGTACTGATGTACCTAACGGCATGAAGCACTTTGTTCGTACTCCATTGCAGAACTCTATGGACGGCGACTTCGATACAGGTAACGTACGTTACAAGTCTCGCGAGCGTTATTCATTTGGTTTCTCAGACCCATTGGGTATGTTTGGTTCACCAGGTGCTTAATT